TGAAGTTGTCCCTCAATTGAAGATGGACTTGTTCCAGTACTACGAGCAAATCTACCAAGACCGTAATAACGATCCGCAGAAGTAAACTGGATTATTCCAAAACCAGCACCACAAGACTCATAATTAACTCTTGCTCCACCCTCGCAAATATTAGGAATAAAGTTTGATTCCTGTTTGATATTTCCAAGAATAGTGGCAAGTGCGTTCTTATCCTTGATTCCCTTCTTTTGAAGATACTCTAAAGCATAAGACTCGTGTTGATTACACCCTTTACATTTCCAAATCTTTTCCTTTTTTTCGACCTCTGTTTGAGCAGTATGCTCTTGTTTAGATTTGGTCTCGGATTGCTTCTTATAATCTTGAATAGTCAGTTCTAGAGTATCTGTTGATATTTCAGGAACTGATGGAGCATAGACTGGTAGAAGCAAAGATGAACTGAAGGCAGATGCCACAGTAAATGAAAGGGATGTAATTGTTGAAAATAGCATTAAGTTTAATAGAATTCGGCATCCGTATAAGTAAAGGAGAATTTCCACACCCTCTCGGGAGGCATTACCCACGGCTCTAGGGTTACAATCAAGTTCAAATAATAAAATGAACTACCCCAATACCTTTGGTATCAGGGCTTCAGCATTCATAGACTTAACTAATGTTAACGCCTCCTGCTGTTTTTGTTTAATGTCCGACTGCGTTCAACAACCAGACAGAGTATTTAGTATTTTCAGATCCCCTTATTTAGAGAAACAATATCCAATTTAGCATTTGGAGTATCAAGATACTTAAACCACTCCCGGAATTCCTCCTGAAGAGCTGTGGCGGCATCATATTGTTTTGTATTAATAAGTGTCTGAAACCGACAATCCCCCCAATTAGTAATATGGGACATAATTTGTTCTGTTGTCTTTTTCTTATCCATAATGATGTGTGTGTTCAAGCCCCATCATAGCATACCCTAGCGGCACCGTCAAGCCCTAAATAAGAATAAAATGACCTGGTGGTACAGAAACGAAGAATTAATTAATATTCCAGATAAAATGGAAGGATTTGTTTATCTTATCACAAATCTGGATAATGATAAGAAATACATAGGTAAAAAAACCTTCTGGACCCGTAGGAAAGACCCTAAGACAGGAAGAAGGAAGAAGTTAGAGGGGGATTGGAGAAAATATTTTGGGTCTTGTGATCAACTCAAAGAAGACGTAAAAAATCTCGGAGAAGATAAGTTCCGCCGAGAAATATTATACTTATGCCCTCATAAGAAATCAATGAGTTATTATGAGACAGCAGAACAATTTAAACGAGATGTATTATTAAGAGAAGATTATTATAATACAAATGTTGAAGGAAGGTTCTTTAGTTCAGAGAAAGAACGTATATATGGAATAGTATTAAGTGGGATTATTTTTTGATTCCTTTCTTTACCTCGTTATACGCAGCTAATCCTTCTGGTGTTACTTTGCCAGAACTACCGAAACTTCTAGGAGTGGTGGTGGCTGCTGGTGTTGTGGTTGTTTGGGTAGAAGGAACGGCTGGGGGGTTAATACCTATAGATGGATTATTATCCTTACTGCCAATGCCATAATAATTAATACCACTACCTCCAGTTACGTTTATGCGTGAATTAGGCGGAACTGCTGTATTATTTATGTTAGTAGTGGATGCTGCTGGTGTTGGTGTTGTTACATTATTATTAGCTGCATCCCGAGCATCTTTTGCTTTTGTTGCCTTTTTATGAAAATCCTTAAAGGTTCGTGATTTTAATTTTGGGTCTTTTAAATCTCTTCTCTCTATATTGTTGGCTGCAGCCGATGCTCTTCGTTGAGAAGGAGATGGTCCTTGGGGAGTTGATGGTCCTTGATTCCTAATGGCCTCTGAACCACCTCTGGCCTGTATATTTGCTCTTCTTGCTCTTCTTATATCTTGGAAAGATGCTCGTTGGGGAGTATTGGTTCTTTGGGAAGAAGATGATCTTTGGGAAGAAGATGATCTTTGGGGAGTTGAATCAAAGGAATAATTTACACTGCTACCACTTCTTCTTGCTGGTCTTGTTGATTGATATATGGTAGGAGTTGATTTATTATCACCACCAGTGATAGCAGAAACCCCACGCTTAATCAATTTACCAAGTCTAGACCTAGCAATACCCTAAATTACTCCAGCAATACCAGATTTCTTTTTTTCTGTCTTCAAATATTGCTGTTTACTTCCAAATTTATTGACGTTGCGTGAATCCTTAGAAATGCGTGGTTTTGATGTATCCTTAAGTACTTTCTTACCCTTATGTACCAAATCTTTACTAGTTCTAATTCTACTCACTCTATTTTTTACATCTTGTGATGCTCTAACATTAGCAACACTTACTTCTAATATAATAGATTCCGTTAAAATTTCATCTGAAAGAGATAAATTAATTAAATCATTGGATTCCTCTAATGAGTACCCATCACTAAACATATCATCAAATATCTCAGTAAAAACTTCCTGAATATCTAAATCTGATAGATGGTCTACAAATTGTAGTTCGGAATATCCAATATTTTCTTCACTTAAAAGTTCTAGGATGCTCATTTGGAATATATTGTTGAATTGTTTATATTAAAAAGGAGCCTCATTTGGGCTCCTATTATATCAATCTTCCAGGTAGTTAAGGGCTAGTTCACCAACAATTTCTTCTGAAAGGTTATTAAGAATAATAAGGGCACTATCATAATCATTAGCATATCCTTCTTGAATTAAATCTTCAAGAATATATTGAGCTAGGAGTTCGTATTGTTCTTTATTAAGGAATCTAGCTTTGTTAACTACCGACCTATGTCTTGTAGCTAATGCCCCACCATAAAGTCGTTTACCTGTTTTACTAGTGAGGGCTTCCGGGTCGGGTCCAACTCCACGTCTACGAGCACTTCTATTTGCGGCAGCTGGGGTCCAAGTGCCCTCCCCGCTCTTACCACCAAGACGGGTCAATCCAAGAGAAGGAGCGGCTGCTTTTACACCAGCACCAGTGGTTGAAGTTGGATACCCAGTAGGGGGGGTAACTGGAGGAGCTGGTTTTTTAGTTCCAAAATGATCCGGATGATTAATTAGTGGTCTTTTTGATTTTAGTGGGGGACGACCACCAATTTCACCTTTAAGATATTCACCACCTCTCTGAATAGCACCACCAACATTAGAAATAGCACCACCAGCAAGTCTGGCTCCAGTGCGAAGAAGATTAGTGAGTCTAGCCTTACCAGCAGTAGCGGCAGCACCAGGAAGAAGCTGTGCCGCAGTTGCCGCACCAGCACCATAAGACTTCACCTTATTAAATACATTAGTACCAAAGTTTTTTACTTTACTTGCAGTATCCTTAACTGTTTTAACTGCATGAGCTACTCTTGCTTGTCTCTCTGAATGACGGGCTTGTTTCTCTGAACGACGGAAGTTTTCTTTTTTATTAGCTGTAGTAGCTGCAGCTTGCCTAGCCTGTTTAGCCCTATTAGCTGCCCTATTCTCTAGTTGCTTAGGTGGTATTCTACCTTCACATAGATAATCAACAGATTCGGTCAATGCCTCATCAGAAGCAGCTTCCTTAAGAACATCAAACGCTCCATCAGAAGTATATCCATAATCACGAAATTCCCAATATAGAGATTCCACAACTTCTTGAATATCTTCATCCTGCATATAATCAATAAAACGAAGATTATCATCAATATCTTCATTTAATTTATTACTATACAATTCGGCATAGGCTTCAGACAGGTGGTATCTAGACATTTTTTTATAAATCGGTATTGTATCTGTTAGTATTTAGCAAAATACAAATTCTAAACTAAAGTTTAAATCCACTAAATGAATCGGATTTCATATCTTGATTAAGACCACCAACAATATAACTCTCTATAGATTCCTCTTGTGGCGGTGGTTGAACATTTTTACTATTCAACCAATGCTCAGTCCACGGAAGAGGATTATTATTTGCTGGTATATCATAAATTGGCTTAAGACCAATAGCCTTCATACGACGATTAGCAATCCATTCAATGTAATTAAAAAGAAGCTTATCGTTTAAACCAATCATTGAGCCATCTTTAAAAAGATATTGAGCCCATCTCTTTTCCTCATTTACCGCATTCTCAAACATCTTATATACATACGGTTCATCTTCTTTAGCAATCTTTTGCATATCTGGGTCATCTCCCTTCTTCCATTTAGAGATGATATTTTGAGTTAAGAATAAATGATATCTTTCGTCTAGTGCTATTTTTGATATGATTTTTGCAGATCCTTCCATAAGTTGGAGTTCGCCAAAGGCGAAACTGCAAGCAAAGCTAACGTAAAACCGAATACCCTCAAGAATGTTAACATTTGCGATTGCACGATACAATTTTCTTTTGACATCATAGAGTTCCTCTTTTGCGTATGGTACATTTTCATTATTGAACTTCCAGGTGTTTGAAGTTCCATACTGTTGAGCTGAATTAATGAAGTCATCATATGTTCCAGTTACACTCTTTGCTCGCTCCAAAATATTGACATCATCAATAATAGTATCAAATACCTCAGACGGATTATGATACACATTCTTTATAATATATGTATATGAATAGCTATGAATCATCTCCATAAACTCCCACACTTTCATACACGCTTCCAATTCTGGAAGTGAGCAATATGGAGCGAATGCCATTCCTGGACCACGACCCTGAACTGAATCAAGCATAATCTGATACTTTAGATTTGAAGTATAGATATGCTTATGTTCTGGGCGGAGTTTTTGATAATCTGCGCGGTCCTTTTGAATAGGAAACTCCTCAGGACGCCAAAAAGCACCAAGTTGTTCTTGTGTTAATTTATAAAAAATTGGATACTTATAAACATCATATCTCTGAATACCAAGAGGGGCACCAAAGAACATTGGTTGATTTAGAGTATCATTTTTATTGGTATTAAATACCGTCATACCATTAATTTCAGATTGCGCAACTGTCACAATTTTCCTCCTCTGCATTTCCTAATACATCATTAACTAAATCTTCAAGTTTCATATCATCCTTCTTACCGTCATATGTATTAAGATAATATGCCGTCTTATGCCCCTTCTTAAATGCTTGTAAGAAATCATTAACAATAACACTCATAGGAACTTTCTTATTGGGATAATGCTCTGGATTATAATTCCAATTCGTGCTAATTGATTGGTCAAAGAACTTCTGAAATACAGCAACAACATTGAAATATCCATCGTTGGATTTCATATCCCATAAAAGAGTATAATTGTTTTTCAATGTGGAATATTGAGGAACAATTTGCTTAATACGTCTTTTTATGGATAGATAATCTCTTGGTGGCTCAATGCCATTTGTGGCATTTGATACGAGTGAACTATTATGAGAAACTAATCCCTCACAATTATAGTGATGAACATCAGGAACTTCAATATCATAGGTAGGAAGCGTTTCTCCAGTAAACTCAATTTTTTTTACTTTCATTTTTCTCCTTAAATTCTTTGTAATCTTTAATTAATTGTTGTTTTGTGACCGAACATTTTTCTTTTTTGGAACAGTTTAGTTCTGGCATTTATGCTTGATATCAAAACTCCATTATATCATCATCTACAGTTAAATCGCAAGCACATTTCCAAATTTGATTATCAAATTCATCTTTAACTAAAAACTTATGAGTAGGAGTACATTTGATTTGTTTACCATCCTCCATAACTAATGTAATAACTTCTTTCATACCATTATAATAAATCTTGTCTACAGATTTATCTCCATCTAGAGAAGGAACCATAATGGGAGAATCTAATGTATGCCACCCAATAAAATCTTGAGATTCAATTTCTTCCCAATTTATCTTCCCATTTTCACAAATTTGATGAAAGTCCATAAAACCTTCAGAAGTTTTTATTTTATGTTCCCAAAAAAGACAAGATTCACTCGGCATTTGTGCCGTAAGTGTGGAATTACGTAATCCATATTGTAGAATATTCCGACGAAGCTCTTCCCAGTCGTGTTGTAATGAAGAAGAACAAATACCATCTACTTCTTTCTTATAAGTATCAATGGGAAGAATTCCATCAGAATACTTGGTTCTTCCGAAATATTCACAATGACCTTTCTCTTTAGCAAGTTGATTTGATGATTTCAACAAGAAATATTGTAGACTTTCTGCTAAACCATGAGCAGCATTCCATGCTTCTTGGTCCTCATAAGAATACCCCAATTTAGCAAAATAGTGAGCCAATCCAATAACACCAATACCAAGAGACCTACGAGCTTTAGTTGATATCTCAGCAGCCTTAACAGGATAATTCTGATAATCAATCAATTCATCAAGAGACCTAACAGATAAATCACATAATTCCTCTAGTTCCTTATCTGATTTAATAATACCAACATTTAACGCACTCAGAACACATAGAGCGATTGCTGGAGGATTTTTATCTACGATGACATCCTCATAAAAATATTCATAATTTTGCATATCTTCAGATTCATTTTCATCAACAAATTCGTATAGTAAATTAGACATTAAAATCTCCATTTTTTCTAATTATGTGTAAACTTAATCCTGTTTTTTCCGACGCTTCCCTCATACAATCGTATATTACTTCCTCAATCTTAACTTTTTTACTCCATCCATTTTTTGAACCATAATTTACTCCTCCTGGTTTCCCTTTACTTTCCCATTCATTGTAATCGTATTTTACATTTTTAATATTTGTCAATTTTTCAATGGTCATATAAAATCCCTCCAGTATCTTTAAGATATTTTTTATATTGTTCAATTTTGTCTATCTTTTATGCCTTTTTTGGTTGTGTTTTTGTTCTTCTTTTGAATCTACTATTTGGATTATCTTTAAAATATTCTTTTCTATACTCTGTAGGAATCTTTGGAGAATGAATTACACCTTCTCCTCCTTTTGTAATATGTTTCTTTGCATAATTTGGATTCATTACAGTAGAATAATGTTCTCTTCCCCATTTATCAACTGCTCTTTGTCCATCCGTTTTCATTAATTTGCCTGGAGTGTTAATATCTTTTTTAGGAACATTAAATGCAATCACTTTTGTTGGTTTACCGTGTCTTCTGCCAAAACTTTGTGCAATTCCTCTATCAGTTGAAGTATAAACATCTGATGTATTAAATCCAGATTTTTTAATTTTATCCTCAGAAGATGAAGAAGTTCCATGATACATTTTTACAAACTTCAATCTTTTTGCCTCTGCAATAAATTCTTGAAATGTTTTCATTTCTTGTTCTTTTTTAAGTATTTAGTTTTCATCATATTGAGTATGACGATGCAAATGTTTCGGTTCAATTGGCGAAAGTCTTTTTTTACCTTTTTCTTGTTGTTTGCGAGATGGATTTCTTCCTACTTTTGCAAATTGATCGCCGTCAGAATCTTTTGATCCAAATCCACCTCGTGTAGAATACAATCTTTCTCTACGATTTCTATGTTCATTTCCCCAATCATCTGATCCCGAACTTGAAGGACTATTATGTGCTACTGTATTATGAGGTATGCGATGAGATACATGTCTATTCCAAACTCTTTCCGCATCTCTTGCAATTTTAATTTTGTCTCCTTCTGTTTTTGGAGTTTTATTATGTCCCCATTCTATTGTATTCACATTATTAAACGGAGATCCTAGAGCTTTATATACGTTATATGTAATTCCAGATGGTTTATGGTGAACATCAATTCCACTAGAATGAGATATTACTTCTACTTCCTTTTCATCTTCACGACTTACATGTGGATTTGGATTTGGATTATCTGCCCCGTGTCTAACTTTAGTTAGAGTCAAATTACTTTGTCTTTCTTGTCGTTGTCTATCTTTAAATTTTTTATTACTTGCTTTTTGCATTGGAGTTTTGCCAGAAAGAAGTTTTTCATCAGGTTCATAATATTTTTCTGCAATATACATAAATTCTTTAAATGTTTTCATTTCTTACTTTGCTTTTAGGTATTTAGTTTTTTCATAACTCCATCTATACCCCTTACAATGGTTAAATTTTCCTTCACAGGTATATTTAATGTTGGAAGGATTTGTTCCTACAAATTTAGAGGCATCACTAATAGATTGAAACTCTCTTAAAAAGTTTCCTTCAATGTCATACTGAAATACTTTAATTCTTTTTACATTTGGATTATTTTTGAGTGTTTGAGATGTCTTACTTTTGCTTTCTTCTTTGTGAGATTTTCCAGCAAATCCACAAGGAGATGGTTGCCCCTTTCTCATTTTACTCCATTTTTCTTTTTGTTCTTCTGTATGTGTTTGATTGTAGAATGGATTTTCTTCTCCAACAAATTTTCCTTTTCTTTTTATACTGCTATTAATAATTTTTCAATGGTCATATAAAACCCCCCCAGTATCTTTAAGATATTTTTTATATTGTTCAATTTTATCTTTGGGAACTTTCACTCTTCGTTTTTCAGTTTTTCCTATGTCATCAATATGTTGAATTGGTTTGGTTGGTAGAGTAATCTCTAGGCAATTATGAACCAGAATATTATTTGCAAAGAAGTTATGTGTTCCTTCTACAGTAATATCATAAACTGGTATTTCTTCTTCAAGATATTCAATTATAAGAAATGTACCGACAGTATGACTTTCCCCAACATAAACTAATTGGTCATTTGGGGTTAAATCTTTTGCCATCACATATCCACGATTTTTTGTGAATACTTTATGCTCTGGTGTCACTACAATACTCTTACCACTTTCTTCATCAGTAATTCTCAT